AAAAAAATAACACAGCGTGATTCAATAACCTACACGATAGCCAGTCTTTCGGTAGAGACAGGAATCGCGCCACAGGCTTTTATAGATATGGATTCTGAAATGCTTAGGGCAATAGTCCAGGTTTTGTCAGATCGAGCTAAGGAGATTAAAAATGCCAGTAAACGTAACAGGCGTTAAACAACTCCAGAAAGCTATGAAAGATGTAGATAAAAATCTTAACAAAGAAATGTCTAAAAACGTTAGGCAAGCTATGTTAATTGTGCGAGATCGAGCGCGTGGTTATTTACCTGCACAAAATGAAGTGTTAAGTGGCTGGGGTAAAGGCACAGGATCAATAGATACTATTAAAGATCCTAAAAGACTTTTTCCACCATACGATTACGCTTTAGCACGAGATGGTGTGGCTTATTCAGCAGGTCAAAACAAACGCAATTACAGCGGCTATAGAGCTGCGTTTTATGTTTACAATAATTCTAGATCAGGCGCAATTTTTGAAACTGCTGGCCGGTTAAATAAACCTAGATACAATAAATCACTAAACCCGAATGCACCAGAGCAATTTAATTCAGCTGCTGAAATGTTAAGTAGCATGAAAGGCCAGGGCAAGCAACGAGGCCGTGTTATTTTCCGTGCGTGGGATGAAACTAAAAACAAAGTTATACCAGCCGTGGTTAATGCAATCGATACAGTAGCAATCAAGTTTAATAAAGATACAGAATTACGAAAGGCCGCATAGTGCCTAATTTAATTGTTAGTGCGGTCAGCACCTTTGATAACAAAGGACTTAAAAAAGGGCAGAAAGAAATTAGTGCGTTTGATAAAACGCTTAAGACATTAGGTAAAACTTTTATTGGAGTCTTTGGGGCTCAAAAATTATTGCAATTTAGCAAGAATGCTGTCAAAGCATTTATGGCAGATGAGAAGGCCGCTAAGTCATTAGAGTTACAGCTTAAGAATACTGGGTTTGCATTTTCTGCCCCAGACGTTGAATATTACATAGCAAACCTGCAGAAGACTACTGGCGTATTGGATGATGAACTAAGGCCAGCACTACAAAAATTATTAACAGTTACTGGATCAATTACTCAAAGCCAAAAGGCTTTAACTACTGCATTAGATTTAAGTGCAGCAGGTTATGGATCTGTTGAATCTATCAGCACTATTCTCGCTAAAGCATACGCCGGACAAACTACAGCTTTAGGCAGACTAGGAACTGGATTAAGCACAGCAACATTAAAAACTGGCAATATGGAAAAAATTATGGCAGAACTTAATCAAAAGTTTGCCGGCCAAGCCGCAGCCAGATTAGACACCTATGCAGGCAAAATGGATCTGCTTGCCGTTGGTGCAGCAAACGCTAAAGAAACTATTGGCAAAGGTTTACTTGATGCTTTATCTTTATTATCTAAAGATGATTCAATACAAAACGCTGTCGATGATATGGATCTGTTTGCAAAATCCATAGCAGATGCCACTTATGGTATGGCTGCACTTCTTAAAAAACTAGACAAGTTTACAGGATTAGATAAAGTTGATACAAACACTTTATTGATGCTAGCTTCTCCGGCTTTAGGATTATTAGCAAAATATGGTGCTACTGAAAGAAACAAACCAAAATCTAATTTTACTTATGAATTAGGTGCTAGTGCTGGTGCAGATATAGCACGCGCTAAAGAAGCTACAGCTATTAAGAATGCGGCTAAATTACGCGCCCAAGAAAACGCTGCACTAAAGGCTAAGGCTGCCCTGCAAGGACTTATAGATAAGTACGATGTAGAGCGCATAGGCTTAATGGCTGCACTCAATGCTGCAACCGATGAAGAAACTAAAGCACGTCTAGCAGACAAATTAGCAATCCTAGACGGTAACGCTGCCATGGCCGCTAAGTATTTAGCCGAAAGAAACGCAGAGCAGGGATTAGAAGAATTAGCGGCAGCCACCGATGATGCAGTTAAAGCCTTAGATAAGTTAAAAGGCTGGGATCCATTAAGCGGATTAAAAGTAACCGAAGCAGACAAAATAAACTCTAAGAGCCTTGCAGATTTAGCTGGTGTATTAGGTGGCGTGCTAGGCGGTTTAACAGGTAAAGGTGTTACTGGTGGATCTGCCCCTGCCATTGATCGATCTAATTCAATTATTAACGGAAATGTTAATCCAAATTACTCTGGCTTGCCACCAATTACAACGCTTTACGATCCCCTGTCTAGTTTAATGGCTACTATGGCTGATATATCATCAGCAGGTGCATACAATCCACTTTCAGGATTAAGAGCTACTCAACAAGAAGCTATGGAAATTAAAGTTACTATAGATGCCGGTGGCGACAGAATGAGCCAGGCTATAGCAGAGAGCATACAGGTGGCAACTAGATCAGGTTACTCAACAGTACCTGCTGGATCTTTATAATGACATTACCAGTAATAAATGCTGTAATTAACTTTAGTACAGGGCCAGGCTTTGCCCAGACAATGATCTTAGATTCAGGAATATTAGACACTAACACTTTAGGTGATGCCACAGCCGTAATCGTAGATGTCTCCGACAAAGTAAACCGCATAGAGACTAACCGAGGCCGCACAGCATTATCAGATCAATTCCAGACAGGCACACTTACATTACGCATAGTAGATCAGAATGGCGATTTTAACCCACAGAATGTAACAGGGCCTTATTACGAGTTACTTACACCCATGAAGAAGGTGCAGATCAGTGCTACCTATGGCGGTGTTATTTATCCAATATTTCAGGGTTTTATTACAAGTTATGTAACTACATATCCAGATGATTCTGGTGAAGATTTAGCGATCACTACCATACAGGCAGTAGATGCATTTAGATTAGCCCAGTTAGCCCAGATCAGCACAGTTACAGGTGCTACTGCTGGCAATTTATCAGGCACACGTGTTAATCAGATATTAGATCAAATTGGCTGGCCATCGGGCATGCGTGATGTAGATGCAGGGCTTACCACAATGCAGGCAGACCCAGGCACTAACCGCACAGCATTACAAGCTTTAACTACTGTTGCTTCATCTGAGTATGGATCTTTATATGTTAATGCTTCTGGCTCATTTGTATTCCAAGATAGATCAGTAACTGCTGGATCTATTGGTGGCACTGCAACAGTGTTTGCAGATAACGGCACAGGGATAATTTATTTTGATGCTAGTTGGATTCTTAACGATGTGCTTATATTTAACAAAGCCACAATTACTAGGACTGGTGGCAGCGCACAGGTAGCCCTAAATCAAGCAAGCATAGATAAATATTTCTTACATAGTTACTTCTTAGATAACTTACTTATGGAGACCGATGCAGTAGCCCTAGATTATGCCCAGGCTTATGTGGCTAGCAGAGCCGAGACAAGCATCCGAGTAGATTCCATAGTGCTAGACCTATACACGTCTAATTACAACACCGGCATAATTGCAGCTTTAGACCTAGACTTCTTTGATCCCATCAAGGTAATTACTATCCAGCCAGGTGGATCTACCCTAGAAAAAACCCTACAGATTTTCGGTGTCAAAATGAATATCTCACCGAATAGTTGGAAAACCACATTCACAACATTAGAGCCTATATTAGATGCCCTTGTCCTAAATGACACGATTTATGGCACTTTAGACTATAATGTACTAAGTTACTAGGGAGTACAAATGGCTAAACAGACGTTTACGACTGGGCAGGTATTAACAGCTGCTCAAATGACTTCACTACAGCAAACTGCCATGCTAGGCGGTGCTGCATCTGCTAAGACTGCAAGTTATACATTAGTGGCTGCCGATGCCGGTACTGCTATATCTATGAGCAACGCAAGTGCTACAACCATCACTGTTAATACTGCATTATTTGCAGCAGGCGATACAGTACAAATAACTAATTTAGGTGCTGGAGTTTGCACAATTACAGCTGGTACTGCGACAGTTAACTCATCTGCATCATTAGCGTTAGCACAATATGAAAGCGGTACATTAGATTTTACTAGCACTTCAGCCGCCATATTTATTAAAGGTGCTGGCGCTGCACCTGCTGGCGGTGGTATGACTTTATTATCTACAACTACATTGTCAGGAACAACAACTACAATCTCATCTATAAATCAAACCTATAAATCTTTGGTTGCCTATATTTATGGCGTTAATCTAGACACAAGCGGCACATTTGGCATCAAACCTAATAACACATCAAATGTTAATGCAATTACAAATTATGCTGAGGGTTCAAGTGCTTATGCAATTGCAACAAATGGTGGAAATATATCTACTCCAGGCACTATGGTAGCAAACAATGTTCTTAATGCTTTTACATTACAAATTGATAACTATGCAAACAGCACAAATTACAAACCATTTGAATATTATGGCGAATATAAATGGTCAAGTTGGACAACTGCAATGATTCAAGGTGGAGCATATTTGTCAAACACCGCAATTTCATCTTTAGTTTTCACCAATTCAGGTGGCGGATTTACAACAGGAACAGTCCTACTTTACGGAGTAAACTAAAATGACTAAACCAATGATAAGAATACATAACTCACAAACAGATGAAGTTATTGATCGTGAAATGACCACTGCCGAGTTTGCAAAATATGAAGCAGAGCAAGCAGAGCAAGCGATTAAAGAATCCGAATCTGAAGCAAAAGCAACTGCAAAAACTGCTTTATTAAAAAAACTTGGTATAAATGCCGAGGAAGCCGCTTTACTTCTTTCATAATGAAGCCGTGGCTATGTGCAGCTGGTGTAGAGCTTAGGGATGCCGTTAATACCTGGTATCCAGATCGCCGCACTACCAGTGATGGGTGGGCTGGCGATGCTCGTCACAGTGCCAGAAAATCGAATCATAATCCAGACGAGTCGGGATGCGTGCGAGCCATTGATATTGATTCTCGCTTGGATTCATCCGAAGGGCTCTCGGTTTATTTGGCTGACCAAATCAGAATCTGTGCGAAAACCGATAAGCGCATATCTTACGTAATACATAACGGCATGATTGCAAGCAAGACACTTAACTTCAAGTGGCGCAAGTATTCTGGATTTAATAAACACACAAAGCATATCCACGTTAGCTTTACAAAGTTAGGCGACAAAGACGACAAGGCGTTTGATATACCACTACTAGGAGGTAAGATATGAAACTTAACAAAAAACACAAGGCAGCAATTAAATCTTACTTAAGAGCTGTAGCCGCATCAGGCATAACTGTTGCTTTGGCTATTGTTGGCGATATTAAGCCAGAGTACGCAATTCTCCTAGGTGCTTTAGTCGCACCCCTAATTAAAGCTATTGATCCTACTTCTGGTAAAGAAGTTGATTATGGCATTGATGCGAAATGACACCAACAGAATGGGCTGGCTTTGGGGCTGGCGTTATCGCTGTGCTGTCAGGCGTGCTAGTCGGATTACGTTTTTTAGTTAAAGGCTGGTTAAACGAGTTACGCCCTAATGGTGGCTCTAGCATGAAAGATCAATTAACTAGATTAGAGCAGCGTGTTGATGATTTGTTTTCTATTATGAGTAAGAGACAATAAACACATGGCTAATACACGTAAGCGGAAGAAGATCAATAGGCGAGTAGTACGTAAATCGCCAGATCCTTTATCTAAGCTAGATATGTTTTATATAGCCAAGCATGAGATGTACAAAGCAGCACGCAAAGCTGGATTTAGTGAGCCTTTAGCATTGGCTCTAATGGATAGTCCATCGTCTATGCCTGACTGGGTAGTAGGCGAAGACGGCATTATCCCATCTATTCCTACTCCGGAAGAAGAGCAAGATTAGCGCAAAGAGATACCTAGTTATCTCAGATTTACAGATTCCTTTCCATCATGAAGCAGCTGTAAAAAATGTAATTAAGTTAGCACGTAGGGAGAAGTTTGATTCTGTATTGGTGGTCGGGGATGAAATTGATTTTAATACAATTTGCAAGTGGGCCGAGGGCACACCTTTGGCTTATAAGCAAACCATTCACGTTGATCGCGAACTTACTAAAGCGATTCTCTGGGATCTAAGTGAGTACA